CTCCCTCCGAACTTTACTCTGCCACGGATGAACCGGATTTCTGCTTTCCCGTAGATGTACTCGTGGAAAGCTGCCGTGTCTGTCCGGGCCGGGATAAGCAGTACAACTGTACCCCCCCCCACATAATGTTCGTAGCACTTCCGAATCCAGGAAACCATTTCCCTGCCGTACGGAGGATTGCAGAAGACAGTTTCACCGCTCCAGTCCTGCTTCAGACCGTCCTGTTCCTTTGTGTAGTGTTTCTTACACTTCGCGTTCTCATCTGTGCTACAAGGGTCCAAGGTGAAGTGGAATTCGGCGTTTAGCTGATCAAACAGCCATTGTGGGGTTGCCCATTCATCTGTTTTCCCAACAGTCTGCATATAACCAGCTATCTTTGGCCACCACCCTTCTTCCTCGTTGCCCTGGAGCAGAACTCCAACCCGTTTGTATCGCAATTGCGAAGTCTGCACCGGCTGTGCGCCTCTTTTCCATCCTGACTATCGAAGAACGCGCACTCATCACAGTAGATAATCTCCGGTCTGCTTCTCAGCTCCGCATACAGCTTGTCAGCGGCATCTACCATGGTAGCATGTCGTTCTTCCAGATTCTCGTACTGCTTCAGCAACGCCAGCGTATCACCAATCATCTGTCCAAGGCAGTATTCCGGATTTGTTATTGCTCGGAACTCTATGCCGTCACATAACTGGTAAGGGTTGCTTCTCCTGAAAATCTCCCAAGCTTTTGCCAGCCTTTTTATATCAATCATCCTGCTTCTCCCTCTTTTTCAGTCCCTCAAAGAACCGCTCCCACTCCTTTACCAGACCCCCGTATACAGCAAGCGGACTCCTGACCGGAGGAGCTGCGTACTGGGCAAGATACTCAGCCACGGTCTGGATCGGGATCGTGTCTTTCTGCTCTTTCAGCAGTTCAACAGCATCCCGCATTGCCACCACCACATTGCCCCATCCGGGAAACTGGTGCTGTTCGTGATCCTCAATCCACCGGATGTTCTGCTCCAGATTGGCGATTGCGTTTTCTCTGTCAATCGATTTCCCATCAATCACCAAGATCAATCCTCCTTTCATGCAGTTGCAGCCAGCCAGCAAAGCCCCAGAACAGTCAGAACCCACATGACCAGCAGAAACATCACAACCCCTACCGAAACGGTCAGAACCCGCTGTAAAAGCGTTCCTTCGTACTTCCGTTCGCCCTTCATGCTATCTGCCTCCTAAAACTGCATCTGTTCCTGCTGAACCGTTCCGCGCTTTGCTTCGACTTCCATTTCTTCCTGAACCAGATACTCTGCTTTCATTCGTGCGCTAATGTAGTTGGTAATCAGTTCCAGGATTCCGTCCATGATCAGCTTGTCGTGATGATGCTTCTCAAACAGAACCTCGGCATCACGCCAGTACTGCCGCCATGCATCATCCTCATTCGGCATCTTCCAGTGTTTATCGAAGAAGACATACAGATCAGTCCAGATGTCCCGAATCTCCTGAGGAACGTTCGTCATGCCTTTTCGCCTCCTCAGCCCTCCTCACATCCTCCGGGAAACGCCGCCTGATCCAGTCCACCATCGGCCCGGCGGTCATCAGGATGAACACTGCCCCGGCGATGAATCCTGCCAGAAAATACCAGATCATCATTCGCCCTCCCCGGTAATCATCCACGACTCCGGAAGCGTCCTTGCCCACGCCCGGAAGCACTCCCACTCGACTAGCTTATGTCCTTCCCGCTGGTGATAGATTCTCCGGATAGCTGCGTAATTCATCATCACGGTCCGCTTCTGGAGGAAAGACTGCGGCAGACTCTGGATGATGCCTCTCCAGATCCATTTCTTCTCATCCGGGTCTTCTGTCAGCTTCCACAGGTCCATGCTACGGTTAATCAGATCGATGGTGGTAGCGATCTGCCCGTCATCAGCGTCCATCTCAAAGTCATCCACCGTCAGATGCCGCCGCATCAGCGTATGCATGGTGGAGCATGAAATCTTCTCCACGCCAAGCTTGTAAGTGTCGAACTCACCCCACCAGTACCGCGGGGCCTTGATATCGACCCATACCTGGATCATCCGGAGATGCTTTGCATGCTCATCTCCGGCCTTGGACAGCCTCTGAGACAGCTCCCTGTCAGCGGGGCCGATCTTGCCGGTCTTAGTGTCCGACTTTGCCCAGCTGTCCATTGGATTCCGCATGGCAAGGATAGCCGAGTGAAACCCGGCCACCTCCAACGTCCTGAACTTAATCCCCAAACTCACGTTATCCATAAAACCCTCCTAATCGCAGCTTGTTCCGATGGTCACAAACACGCTGTCCGGGATACCAGGATCGATCCTGACCCCGTACACACCGTATCCGTTGTGCCACACGGTCCCGATCCCCCGGTTCCGGGTGTTCAGCAGCTCCAGAACCTTGTCTGTCATCTCCCGGTAATCCATGCTGCCAAGCTCATCGATCTCAGCAGGGGAGAACCCGGCCACCCTCATTTCCCTTGTGCTCCAGCTGTTACTGTTCTGCGTGATGATAAAAGGCATCAGCGAACCCCCTTTTTCGCGAACAGGTCCACCAGCGTTTCTGGTTCTGGCAGTTTCATCCACGCTGTGATGAGGCTTCTGACCACGGCATGGAACTTGCAGTCATCCCTGTTGAACTCAAAAAAGTCATCATCTTCTGCGATAACCGCGTTATAGGTTCCAATCCTCGTCTGGACCTGCGAGATAATGCTTCCCCTGCGATAGAACAGGACGATCTTGTAACGCTCATCCTTCAGGCAAATCAGGTAGGTTCCTTCCGCTACCGGTCTCCCGCTTAAATGCCATGTGGCCGTCATCTCAATCTGATTTGCATCTTTTTCATCTGCCATTTACTTCAAATCCCCTTTCAAATACCGAATAATCCTCGCCGGGCTCTGCCGCCTGGAGCAGAACCGAAACTTGACCCCGTACTTCTGTTGCATCGTGATGCATGCCTTTCGCAGCGCGTCCGGGCTGACAAGCGTCATGGGATCGCCGTACCGGTGAAACGGCCCGGAAGTACGAAACACGGGAACCTCCCACAGGTCGAGCCTCCCGAATGGCAACGTCTCCTCCACCAGCACAATCAGCTGAATCCCGCTCTCGATGGCCCGCTCGCATTCTGCCCGAAACCGCCGGTGATCTCTGGACATGACATTGTGAGCCAGTTCCAGCACATCCTGCTTTGTGTCAACCGAGATTTTCCCGCCGGGGAGCATATAGTCTCCGACATCGAGCTTCTGCCGCACGATCTCGATCTTATTCCTCCGGCAGTAGTCCCACACATTCCGATGCTGTCCTACCTGATTTCTCGTGTCCTCCAGCAGTACTACTTGCGATACACGACTCTCCGATGCGGTTTTTTCCGGTCCATCTCCTCGTAGATCCGGCACAGCTCCCGCAGCCAATCCTTATCAACCCCCAATTGCTCGTTCATTTTGTCCAGCCGTTCGTTCCCCGGAACAGTGTCAAACACCGCCAGATAATCATCGCTCAGAAACCATCCGACAAGTATATCCAGCTGATACATCAGGTCATGGAACTTGTCATCATCGCCCTTCTTCAGCCTCCGCAGATGCCGGATGCACCGGCAGTAATCCTTTGCCGCCTGGGAGAGCGCGGCCCCGTACACATCCCGCAGAGCCTTACTGTCGAACACATCCCGTTCCTTGGTGAGCCACTTGAACAGCGTCCATCCCTTTGTTGTCAGACACCAGTCTCCGACTCTCGCGATCACGGCGATCCGTTCTCCCGGAGCGATCCTTCCGATCACCTCCCGGCTCTTATATTTCGCGCTCACGGGGATGCCATTCCGGTTCAGGTTCAGGTAGTACAGCCTCGCGTAGTTCTCCACCCGTTTCGTGGTCACTGCCCTCAATGGAATCCAGAAAAAGGTGGCCACCTTCTTGCTTCCGTCCCAGCTCCTTTTCAGCCCGCGCACCAGCCCTCCGTCCTGCTTCATGTCCTTCTTCAGGACCTCAAACCGCTCGCCGAAGGGGGCGTAGCGGATCAGTTTCCGGTCTTCTCTGTTGCTGTCGTACAAGGGAGTGCGCTTGCACTTGACCCATACGGCCACACATTTTGCACCAGCTGCCATTTCAAAATCCCCCAACAAAAGTCCATTTTAAGTTAGAAATCCCACGGTACTAAGCCTTCTTGCTTGCACTTCTTCCTGTTGCTTTCCCTAATGATCGGAACGACAACCAGACGATATAGACATAGTCCGACAATAAAACCGATTATTGCGTACATCTTATCCTCCTTCGTCTCAAATCAGAAAAGAATCGGCGCGGCGGCTCCCTTTAACCCGCTGTCACGATGGGAGTATGCGAAACCATCGTCAAGGCAGGGAGCCAGGCAAGATTCAGCCCGCCGGAGCGGACAAAGGAGGGTGTCACGCGCTCATGGAACGCCCGATGTGACACAATTTCCGACCCGCTGGCTTATAGCCAGCCCTGCCGCGCCGCAGAAACTCAAAACAACTCAAACAACTCAGAACAACTCAAACAACTGATCAGAACGGAACATCCACGGTCGCGCTAACATCGCTGTACTCGCTCTGCGTGGCTCCGCTGTCCTTCCGCACACGGTCCTTCAGCGTGGCACACCGTCCGTTCCGCACATCGTCCACAGTCTCCAGCTGGGCGATCTCGGTGGTTTCCTTCTGGCTTCCGTCCCGCCCGGTATAAAACAGTTTCCGAACGTTGATGCCGACCTTCTTGCCCTTCAGTTTGCTCTCGTCCCAGTCCCACGCGTAACCGTCATTGGAACGCTCAACGCAGTACAGGTTCCCCTCAAACTTGCTCTTCATCCAGCTGGGGTCGGACTCCATATAAGGCGAAAGATGCAGGGTTCCGCGGTACTTCACGCTGTCCCCGAAGGACTCCCGCTGTTCCTCGTACACCTTGTGATACTGTCCCTTGTATTCGCCCTCGGTGATTTCCAGCATCAGCACAATATTCTGGCGGTCGTGGTTATAGCTGTCCTCCAGCTTGACCCCCTGAATCTCAGCCACATAGCATCCCGCCGGGGGCATCTGGGCAAAACCGCTGCTCTTCTTCGCTTCAAATCCGCTGTAAGTAGGCTTCATTCTTCTGTTTCCTCCGATTTCACATCATTAATTATCGTCAGGGGGCAGTCACGCCCCGTGAACTCTCTGGTAAATAAGATTTCGTTGGTCAAAGTACACCGGTCCCGGTTGACGCTGTCCTGATGCATCAGGAATGGGCAGTACTCACATTTGACCTGGTCTTCCGGAAAGTAGACATTGATGTCCAGATTGCAGACGGTGTAGTACTGCACCCCCTTGTCGAACTGGCCCATCAGATCGCCCTCCAGATGATTCTCTGACCGTTGTCCTCCCCGTAGAAGTCAATCAGGTCATACCGACCCATCTTTTCCAGCCGCTCCACCGAGGCCCGGTGTTCGGCCCGCCGCTGTTCAGCGGTCTTGTAGAAGGGGCAGTCCCCGATGAACCGGGTATCGCCACAGGCCAGACATTTCCCCCGCTCGCCCCACGCGAAGCAGTCCACCCGTCCATCCGGACACCGGTCCGTGAAAATCCTGTTGCTCATGCCTTGCCACCTCCCGGAATAGCCGAGGCAGTCTCGACATTTGCTCTGCTCTTGCCCTCACTCTTCTTTTCCTTCGGGGCCGCGCAAAGGGGAGCCATCTCGTAATATTCCCGGATCGCGGAATCGACTGCTTTCAGATCGTTGTCGATCTCCTCCGGGAACATCTCCATTGGGCTTTTCGCCGTGGTCACGCCATCGCTCTGGGTGCTGAACCAGTGCCGTTTCCCGTCCGTCTGGGCGTACAGCACGATGGAAAACAGGCTCTCCAGCGTCAGCTGGCTGTCAATCATCTTCCCGGCGGTCTTCGCCTTGAGTTTCATCCCATCATCCGACCGCTCCACATGCATGATGAAGTAGGTGATGGTGTCCTCCGAAGTCTCCCGGATCGCGCACTGCACGAGGTCGTAGAAATCCTTCGCCGCCTGAGTGAACTTGCCGTATCCCGGCTCCAGACACCGGTTGAACAGGTAGAAAGTCATCGCCAGCCCGATATCGTCCAGCACATAGCAGTTCCGGCTGTTCTCCCGCAGTTTCGCCTTGATGTACTCATAGTCCGAAACATTCGCCACCGGCAGCTTTTTCCGAAACGGCATCGGCTTCTGGCTGATATTAAAGATTCCCAGCTCGCTTGCTTCAAAATTCCGAAGGGAAGCGGACTTCCCGGAGCCGCTCTCCCCGTAGATCAGACAAACCTTTCCCATGATTCAACCCTCCTTTCACTTCTGAACAACACTTTCCACATGATAGCGGCCATATCCACTGCTCCGTCCGCTTCCGATCCCAAGCCCGAACCCGGCCAGATTGATGAAGCTGATAATCTGGTTCAGGGAATAAACGCTTTCCGTATAGCGGATAGTGAAATTGCATTTCCACCCGACAAAGCGGTTGAGCTTGGCGATGGTGTGGCCGCTTTTCTTCAGCGGCATGACCTTGCTGTCCACATAGGCTTCCGAGAAATCAATCGGGATGCTGTTGTCTGCCGCGATGATGTTCACAGCGTTCTTAATCTTGGTTGCGTAGGTGTCGATCTCGTTGCGAACGACAGCGTCTCCGATGCTCTTCCACAGGCCGTAGCTGGAGATGCAGGGCTTCCCGTTTTCCAGCATGTACCGGTAGGTGTCTTCGTTCATATCGCGGTAGGTGTCCTTGACGGGGAAGGGAATGTTCCACTTCACCGATGTCAGGATGTCTTCCCACATGTTCGGAACTTCCTTCACGGTCTTCTTGCCCAGGTCAACATCCCGAACCTCCCGCTCATACCGGGCGTTCACCTTGTTCAGGATCAGGTCAGAGTCTCCAACGATGAACACCTGCGCGTTCTTCACCTCGATAGGTTTGAGTTCCAGAATTTCCTGCTTTGCCATTTCTTTGAATCCCCTTTCAATATTTGTTGCCTTTGATCGGCAAGAATGGATGCCTTGCAATAGAGTGTAGTTGGTTGTCATCTCGTCTTCTGTTATAGGCTGCATCGTTCTCTCGCGAATTGATTTGCCGGGTGTAACAAGACACCCATTCTTGCCGATCATCTCTTTTATTTCCAATTATGAAATATGTTGTGTCATGTCCTGTTGTGTGCTGTTATGTTTTGACTTGTTATTGGATGTTATTTTATTCTTCTGCGTAGTCGGCAGAAGAGTGTGCATTGTTTTGCGCTATGCTTTTCTGAGTTGTAGTGATTGTTAATACGTTGAGCTATCCTTTTATCTTTTATATGTTATTTATGTGCAAATGGCAATGCACACACTACTGCCGACCACTTTGGCGATCAGCAATGGTGTATGCGTTGTAATATGGTGAAGTGTGATACTGTGTATTCAACTATATTGTAGTTTGATGTGTTTTGCTGAGATTTTCTTCTGTGCACGAACTACAACGCACACAACATTGCTGACCGCCTAATATTCAGTTTTCAAGGTGCATTACTGCAAATCAGTCGATCAGAGCGAGGATCTCCGCAAGTTCCGACAGGCAGGAATACTTCTGCTTAAAAGCCCGGAGTTCACGCCGCGCCTGTTCCAGGAGCTTGGCGTACTCATCTTCGTCCTTTACCATGATGACGGTGGGCTTGTATCCGCTTCCGGGTGTAGTTTCGTTCTTCATCATGACCCGGAACTGGATAGGTTCTTTCTTGTTCTCCACTTCATGCCGGACAACGATCAGGTTGTTCATAACATTCCTTGCCTGATACAGCCTGTACTTCTCGGCAGCACTTGAATCATCCCATTCAAAGCACTTGTGCAGTTCGCAGTTCGGATCTTCTGCGGCGGCAACAACCTGTTGCGGCGTAACCTCTTTCCCGATCTGCTGAATCTCCTGATAGCACTTCTCGGCGTTTGCTTTGAAAACGCTAACCTTCCACTTGATAATCGTCTCAGTCATCCTTGATTTTCCCTTTCTCCTGATATATAATCAGGTCGTACCATATCTTCTGCCGCTTGACCGTCCATGTTGGCGCATGGGCGGTCACTTTTTGTACTGATATCCAACCATCATGTTCCGGCCCTTCTTCCATCCTCCTTCCCCAACGTTTACCGGCACAACATCCATCCTCCTGTCATACCGCACCACATGTCCGTCCATCATCGGCACATGCACAAAGGTCGGGTACTTATACCCCTGAAACCATGTCCCGAAGATCGGCAGGAGCGGCTTCACCCGTCTCCTCTGTCCCTTTCCCATGCTTACCTCCTTTGCAGTCTCTTCCGACTCCCGAAGTTTCCGTCTCCGTTTGCCCTGCTCACACCAACAGACTTCTTGGCCATCCATGCCTCCAGCTCTGCTTCCGAAACCCGGATGCGTTTCCGGACGGTCCCGCCGATCACCACGTGGTGCATCTCCTGCATGATCGTCCGGGCGGTTTCCCTTCCGACCTTGAGCCTCTCGGCCACATCCCCGGCATCCAGCCACACGGTGGTCATTTCACCTGCACCCCACGAACCACAGAATCACTGTAGCCAGAGCAGGGATCATAAACACCGCCAGCCGGAACAGCTCTTTCTCCATCAAGGACTTTTCGCATTCTCTTTGCGACATCCGCTGGGATAAATAAGCATCCATATTCCGGGGAACACTTATCTGTCGGTACATACTTTTCATCGTCTGCTCCTTTCGTCAGCTTGACGAGTCCCGCGTCCGTATTGGTCGAATAGCCCAGCGTAACCTCTGTCTGTCTGCTTTCGAACCTGGGTTCCACGTGGATCTCCAGCGAGAACCCGTCAACCTTGTCCAGCCCTGCTTCCGTCACAACCTTCTTCAGCACATCCGCGTAACAGCATCCGATCTCCAGGATCTCCCGAATCCGCAGAAGCTGCTCGTCCGTATACTTAACTGCCATTGAATCCCCCTCCTCTGTTTGCCGTCAAACACTATCAGCAGAAAAAAACGCTGACAGAAACGCCCAAAGCCTTCGCAATCGCCTCCAGCGTCCCGGTGGTCACGTTCGTAGCCCGCCCGGATTCAATCGCCGAGATCGTCTGTCTGCTAATGCCGCTCCGCTCTGCAAGCTCGTCCTGACTGACCTTCTGTCCTTCCCGGATATCCCTGATTTTTTCTCCCATCTGATCACCTCCCCTCTGGCTGTTTGACAGCAAACACTATAATCCTTTGTCAGCCGAATGTCAAGTGTATTTTACATATTTTTTTAAATTATTTTTCACTTCCTCTTAAAGGAGCCGTAAAAATGTTCGGGTATAATCCTTCCCGAAAGGAAGTGACAGAAATGACACTCGGCGAACTGATCAAGCAGTACCGCCAGAAAATGGGCCTGTCTCAGCGTGAATTCTCAGCCCGGTGCGGTGTGTCGAATATGGCGATTTCCATGTACGAAAAAAGCGGCATCAACCCGAGGACGCAGAAGCCGTACAAAGTTGAGTTTCTCACGTATTTTAAGATCGCCGCGGCCATGGGGATGAGCATTGACGAGATGTTTGAACTGCTTGGAGACGATGCCATCGTTGGTATGGTTCCCCCATCCATCAAGAAGATTAAACCGGAGAATATGAAACAGGTTCCCCTGATTGGCAGGGTAGCCGCTGGCGAACCAATCTTGGCAGAAGAAACCCACGAAGCCTGGATTCCTGCTCCCAACAAAGCAGACTATGCTCTGGAGATCGCCGGAGAATCCATGCTCCCGACCTATCTGCCAGGAGACATTGTCTACATCCGCGCCCAGCCGGATATCGACTATCCCGGTCAGGTGGCAGTTGTGCTCCTGGACGATGAAGCCACCGTCAAACATGTCTACAAGCAGGAAGACGGTCTGCTCCTCATCTCTGACAACCCGTCTTATGCCCCGATGCACAAGCTCTATTCCGACTATTCCACCATCAGGATCCTCGGAAAGGTCTGCGGATTCACCCGGATGTACAAATGAGGTGGATACCATGCCGAAGAATAAAAAGCGGTCGGATGGATATTACAGGTACTGGTACAAAGGCAAGCAGTTCCTCGGAAAAACAGATGAGGAAGCCAGAAGAAAGCGCGACACATACAAGTATGAATGCGAGCATGGCATCGAACAGCAGACCCCGGTCACGGTTTTCGATCTTGCAGACGAATGGCTCCCCACCGCGAAAACGGGCATCCAGAAATCCACGTATAACCAGTATGTTGCCTGTATGCAGAAACTGACGGATGCCATAGGGGATAAGCTGGTGTCCGCGGTCACGCCCGGAGACATCAAAAAAGTCTGGAAACAGTTTGACGGCCTGTCCCAGTCGTATATCAGCAAAGCAAGCTTTCTTTACAGGGGTTTCTTTCAACACGCCATCGAGAACGGATACTGCCGAACCAACCCGGTGACCGCCCCGTCCGCGAAGCCACACCGGGGAACCAGAGGAACCCACCGCGCCCTGGAGCCGTGGGAGGTAAAGCTGATTGAAGAAGTCCCTCACCGCTGTCAGACAGCTGCCATGTTCATGCTTCGGGCGGGCCTCCGCAGGGGCGAAGTTCTGGCTCTCCGGAAGAAAGACATCTACGAGGGACAGATTCATATCACAAATGCGGTTAAATTCGCTTCTAACCAGCCTCTGGTCGGCGGGACGAAGAATGAATCATCCAATCGAACCGTGCCGTTATTCGCCGTTTTAAAGCCGTTTGCGGAGGCCCTCCATGAAGGTGAGTATCTCCTGCCGGACAAAAACGGAAAGGTCTGCTCCGAAACCGCCTTTCGCCGGGCGTGGGAGTCCTACTTATCCGACCTGTCCGAAGCCCACAATGGCTGCCCCAAACGCTGGTGGCATCTTACCGCCGAATGGAAGAAGTCCTACCCGGAGGAATACCAGACTTACCTGTCCATGAAGAAGGACCCGAAGAAAGCAGAAGAAGCGGAAGCCTACCGTCTCCGTGGATGGCATGAAGTTTCCTTCCGTCCGCACGATCTCCGGCACACTTTTGTCACCGACTGCCGCGACAAAGGGGTGGACATCCATGTCTGTATGAAGTGGTGCGGCCACGCGTCCGAGCGAATGATTCTGGAAATCTATGACCACGTTTCGGATTCCCGTGAACGGTCCGCGACCGCCCTGATGGACGGCGCAGTAGAAAAACAGTAACTTTGAAAGGTATCAACAGCTGGAACCATTGAAAATCAACGCTTCCGTGAAAAAATAAGGTTGACTACGAATCAAAAGGTCGTGGGTTCGAATCCCGCCGGGCTCACTACCCCGGAAGCCAACAAAATCAAGGCTTCCGGGGTTTTCTTATGTCTCCTGAAATAGCCCAAATAAGGCGAAATAAGCCAAAAAAAACAGTTATAACACAGTAGAAAAACAGTAACTTTTTTGGACGAGTTTCTCCGCTTTCCGTCAGAAAATCCGTACAAAAAATTTTTTAAACGAAAAAGATGCCCCCGCAAAGGAGCATCTTACTGTTTTCTACTGTTTTTTACTGTGTCATTCTTCATCGGGAGGTTCCGTTTCGATTTTTTCCGGTTCTTCCTTGTCTACTTCCGGCAGACCCGTCAGAGCCAGGAGCATCGCTGTCACGAAACCGAACCCGCCAGCAGACAGAGCTGCCAGCCAGTTGACATCGCCCAGCACCAGAGCACCAGTCCCGATGTAGGCCAGCATGGATTCAGCGAAGGTCCGGACAGCGCGAATCAGAGCCGCCTTCAGCCATTTCAGATACATTTTCATCCCTCCATCATACAATTCTCATCTGCATGATCTCCTCATGCACTCTTGTGATGGTTCCATTCCCGCCAAGCGCGTGGTACGACTGATAAGCCGAATCCAATGCGTCCTTCCGGCTGACGGAAATGACATTCCCGGCAGAAACGCACTGGTCATAGTTGTCCAGAATCTGGATTCTGAGCAGATCCCGCATTCCGTTCTCAATCGCCTGATTCTTGTTGCGTTCTGCTTTCAGTCGTTTGGACAGGTGAGCATATCCGGCAGACAATCCCGCCGTAATCAACCCGAACAGAAATTCCAACCAGTACTTCACAATAAACTCCTGCATCCTCTTCACCCCCTCTCCTCGTCCACCTTGACATCCTGATATTTCCGCATCAGTTCGTCAAGCTGGAACGCCGTCAGGTGGCGAATGTAGGCAGTGTAATACTTTTCTCCGCTCGTCTCCTCCAGAGCCGCCCAGGTGTCATTCCCGACCACGCCGTCATCCGCAAGACCATGTGTCCTCTGGAAGAGTTTGACTGCCGATTCGGTATTCCTGCCGAAGATCCCGTCAGCCCCGGAACTGCCGACATCGTATGTGTGGTTGATGAGCATGGTCTGAAGCAGAGTCACATACTCTCCGACATCGCCCCGCTTCAGAACAGGCTTTCCGTCCACCTTCTGCACCGGAGGTTCCCCGGTCGCAATCTGTGAAGGGGCCTTACTCAAACAGACAGGAACCGCGTAATGCGTCCAGCCCCTGTCGGTTACCTTCCCGGTCTGGACACCGTTGGAGCAGTGAATAATCTTCCCGCCGCCCACATGGATGCCGGTATGCTCCATCACGTTACCGGCCCGCTTGAACACAATGCACACCCGGTCAGGCATGTCCTTGATCAGGCCCTTCTCCGACCAGTTCTCCCCGGTGTTCCACTGGCTGGTTGCTCCGGCTCCTTTCAGCTTCCATCCGCAGATCTGGAGCAGGACCCAGTACGTGAACCCCCGGCAGTCGAAAAACCGGGTGCGCCCCTCATGCTTGCTCTGGTCCGCGTTCGCATCGCCCAGGAACCACTTGCACCCGACACACTTGCCAGGAACGGAATCCTTCCCGTTAAAGTTCCGGCATTTGCTCTTAATGGTCGGGTGGTCATCTCTGGCTCTGCTCCTCCGGTTGCTCGGATCGCAGTATTCGCCCCTGGCTCCAAAGACATATGCCCACCCAAGACAAAGCTCCGCAGCCGCCGCGACAGCCTCGTCCGGATTGTAGAACTGTTTCAGTCTGTTAATCTGCTCCTGCACATAAGCCGCCGAATACATGCAACCACCCCTGTCAGCACAATTCAGCGCATACGCACTTCACAACGTTTCCCTGTCTATATTATACACCACCGGAAAATACTTTCCCGATTTCTGCATCTTGTGATTTTTACTGCCAATCCGTCAATATATAGTACTTGACAGCCATGCTATGATGAAGCTGAAAAGAAAGGGCGAAGATGTGGTCAGACATCCTCGCCCAGGTGAAAGATGTGGTCGCGGCACATCCATCACGGAGGAAATTGTATTACATTCTTTCGCCAACATCTGATTACTCAGGGGTTTCAGCAGTCTCGACAGCGGCCTGTTCAGGTTCCGGCTGGGGTTCTTCCTTCTCCCAGCGTTCCTGCTCCAGGATGACCGTGCCGAGAGCTTCCGTGATCATGCAGGAAACGAAGTCAGTATTGGCATCCTTCCCAAAGCCGTATGCGCCCAGATAGGCGTAGTAGGTCTGCTTTGCGGCCTCCAGAGTATCCTTCACCACGATCCCCTTGTCAAAGGCCCCATTGGTGTGCTTAATCTGGTGGACAAAGAACTTATTTTCCATGTGGTTTCCTCTCTTTCTCGTCCGGATGTCTTACCCGGATGTTTTTATTTGGAAACCCGCAAGCCCTACCTCCTCTTGCGGCCGGGCTGATCAGACCCTCCATCATCATACATGCCGCCCATGGCTGGTATTCATGGGCCGAAATGACGCCCTAATTGGTTACAAATCGGTCGGTCGATACTTCGTAATACAGCAAAATTGAGAAATTTACTGTGTACGATATGGAGCGCCTCGACGCTTCTGAAAATGACGCTCCGTGGCTTATAATAAAACGGCTGTTTACCTCTATGCCTACGGGTATTTTGGCCGGAACAATTTCGTGCTCCGGCTACCGAGGCTATTGGGGATACAAGGTCAACGATAAATACGGTGCATTCATTGTAGACTTATACAACACGAGTATTCCAACGTATCGAGTGGTTGTAAGTAATGGCGTAGTTAGCTATGCGCCTATTACTACCGGGTCTTTCATAAATGTTTAATTGGAGAAATACGTGAACGTGCACCGTATGCCTGTGTTATTCGGCAAGTCATCCAGATTCTGAATACTTCCCGAAGTATTGTTGTCTCTGAGACACATCCGGTATGTACTTGAATTATTGCCTACATCATGTGCGAGGAAGGTTACCGCATTGTTCCATGTCTGAATGGCGCGAGGAAGTCCGCTGATAATATTCGTTAGAGCAGGGATGGATTTGGTTGGCGTGAAGTAGACAACAACCATGCAGAAATTACCAGCGTGAATTTTATAGGCATTATGGATAGTAACGTCTGATCCGGTCAAGCTGGAAAGGATGCTTGTCGTCTTAAAATTGCTGTTTAACGTATCTATCTCAGATTGTGGTGCCATCTTCACCCAATTACCAAACGTGTTAGTATTATCGCTACTTCGGACAAACATTTCGGCGGCTCTTGTGTTCATCAGCGTAGCAATCTGCGTTTTCATAGTGCCCGATCTGTTTATTACTCTCAAAAGGTACCATTTGCCGTCTGGCTTGTTCAAAGTTGAACCATCGCAGTAGTAGGAGATAGTTGGTTCTGTGGCGTTGTTACAATCGTCGCATAATGTACTCGGCTGTTCAATAATCGGTGTCAAATTGCTGTTTAACGTAGTAATCTGGTTCTGGAGATCGTTCAGCCCGCCGGACGAATCAGCAGTCAGATTGCTGGTGGACAGCGTCCCGTTGGTTGCAATTGCAGTGGTAGCCTTGTACAGACCTTCTGCTAGACTGCTGTGATTTCGCACGTACACATACTGCCCGGAGGCAATCGACGCGTGAGTGTTTCCATTGGCGAGAATCGCCATGCCATCTTGGAGTCCATTGACGGCAGTATCGATTTTCGTCAAGTTGTCATTTTGGGTCGTGACGCTGACCGCCTCCGACTGAAAGGGTAGGACCAGACCCAGATTCGCAGTAGAACTTGCCATATAGTCATCTCCTCTCCAACTCGGCTACCCGGCTTTCCAGCCAGGAAACCCTCTTCCGCAGTTCCTGTATCTCCTTCAGCAGGACAGGAACGAGATCCAAATAGTTAATCGACCGCTCTTCCGGCTTGCTGTTCTCATCCCCGGAACAGATTTCCGGCATCACCTTGGCGGTGTCCTCCTGAATCAGGCCGAACCGCTTCCGGCCCTCTTCATCGTTGTTGTAAATAAACGACACAGGAGCCAGTCTGTCAATCTTTGCCCCCATATCTTCCAGCGGCTGGATGTCATGTTTCACTTCCCGGCTGGAATAGTACTGGAGCTTGTTCGCCTGGACGGTGGTTCCGCTGAGAACAGTAGCCACAACCTTCGCCGCGTTGATTTGCAGCTTCCAGTTGTCGGACCCTTCACTATCGCTTCCGCCCAGCAGGATGTATTTGACCCCGTCCTCCGTCATCTCCTGCGTGTACAGATAATATCCGTTTGCCCCATTGGGCCGGAAAACCAGATACTGTCCGCTTCCCGTGTTGATGATTTCTCTGCCGGTGAGGATCAGGTTTGTCCCGGTGATGCTCCCGCTTGCGGCAATGGTTCCCGCGCTGATGGCATCCGCAATGACCTTCTTAAAGAATCCACGCAGGAACCCATCGAGTTCAACCATGTCGAGATAGGTTATCCCGTCATCCGTATCGGTGGTTTCTCCAAGCACGATCATCCGCCCGGCCCCGGCGGTTCCCTTGGGCCTGAGCCGGAGATCGCCCCGTGTCTCGTCTCCGTTGATGTAGGAGTGAGCGTACACTTCACCAATGTGCGCCATTTCCCACTGGTTGGTTGGCAGACCTAGCCTGGAAGCGGATGCCCCTTGCGGATGGAAAGCGGTCACGCCCGTAGACGGGTCAACCGACAGAACGATTTCCTTGTTCGAAACGAAGGATCCGTTTTCGAACCGAGAAACGCTGAAGACCAGCTGCCCGTTTCCGTTTGCGTCCGAGGAAGGGGAGATCTGAGCCATCACATCCCCACCGGAATAATGGAGCTTGTTTCCGATGTTCAGAATCTTGCCATTGGCATCGGTGTACTGCAAGCCGCCCTCGACAATCTTCCATCCGGAGCCAAGCTGGATATATCCCTGCGCGGCCAGCTCGATGAACTTGCTTCCGGAAATCCGGATGCCCTCCGCTTCAATCGTAATCCCGGATACCCGGTCATACTTGTCCCGGACTTCCAGTTGGATATCTTCTGCGGTCTGCTCCAGGGTGGAGATGTTCCCTTCCGCGTCTCCGATCCGGCTGACCAGAGTATCGATATCCACCCGGAACTCGTGGAACTTTGCTCCCTGAGTGAGCTTCTCCCTCGCCCCGTTGGAACTGAAAGCCTGTTTCTCCAGAGTGCCTGTAGCCTCATATCGATCCGCGCATGCCCCGTTGAAGGTCATTGTGCGGTTGAAGATGGGCATCATGATGGTTTCCCCGGAGACATCCACCTGGACAATATCCCCGGCTTCCACCAGCCAGTTGCCCACGCATTCCACCGACATGGGCAGATACCCGCCGAATCCCTGCAACCGTTCCCACAGGGGCTTCACATAGGTATCTCCGTCTCCGTCTTCCCGGATCGCAAGGAAGGGGTTGTCCACAATTGTCAGGACATTTCCAGTCAATCCCCCGTAGGAAACGCCGACATCATCTTCCGTCTGCCGCACATTCAGCCCGTCATAGGCAAACAGCGTCTGCCACCCGGCGAAGGACCCCCATGTCCGGCGGGAAGCCTCCTTCCAGGTGAGTTCAGCCATCTGCTCCCATGTTGTAGCCGAGGGAACATCCATCGCGTCCACGGTGAATTCCCGGTCAGCGATGACGGCGTAATTCTCCGGATCGACCTCATGGAACCACTTCAGGGTCATGATTCCCGTATTGCTGATGGTGGCGTAGCATCCGCATGCTTCAGCCGCCAGAGCCAGCAGATCCCGGCAGGTCAGTCCCGCCGCACTGAATCCGCTGGTGAAGGACCGCCCCCAGGCATTCGGAAGAGCGTCCGCAGAGTTAACATAGTTTACACCGCAGTATGCACACAGTTTTTTCGTGAAATCTTCCAGCGTCAGGGGCCACGCCAGCGACTGCATGAAGGGTTCTGCCGGAATGTCAAAGTTCTGCATCAGGTCATACGCCTTGAAGTGGATTACATCCGTATTGTGGACTTTCTCCGGCCTCGTCCCCCGGAATTGGCCGAGGGAGGTTGATTCCCATCTCGTCCCGACTTTCACCATCACCCGCAGGATGAATTCCATGTTCCAGTCGAAGTTCTGGACTTTCGCTGTCGGCAGGAAGTTGATGGACAGTTCCTTCATCACAGCCCGCCCCGGAATCAGACGCTCATCCCCATTCAGGATGTCGCTGATCTGGAAACCGCTGGATTCGATATCCTCCTCTGTCAGCGGAGAGACACCAGTCACCCCGTATGGGAGAATCTGGACATGGTATTCCGCTCCGCTGGACAGGGCGTTCATATAATCCGCATAGGTAACCCGCGAAGAGACGCTAATCACTCTTTATCACCTCCCATCAGTACTCGATGAAGGCATACCGGACAGGATTGTAGGTGATGATGTTGTTCTTATTGTCCACCTTGTAGATCGTGTACTGCACATCCGGCATGTACATCGTCCCTTCCTTGTACGTGTCCGTCTCATCGTCATAGTATTCGATAACCAGCTTCCGCTCCTGTTTGTTCCCGGTGTTCTGCATGGCCGTCTGAAGCATCGTGTTCAGAGCGGCCCGATCCGAGTTGGTCAGGAAGGGAGTCTCAAACTCGATCTTGGTCGCGGTATGAGCCACCGTCTTCCGAACCAGGACCCCTGTCAGGGCGCGGTTCGCTTCCGCTTCCATGCGCTGGTCGGGAGTGCAGGAATAGCTCTCTGCCCGGATATACTTAAAGGGGAGGGGAGTCCCGTTACTCCCCCCGATTTTGATCAGGTATCCGCTGTATGCCATCTCTTACACCCCCGCCGTCTGCGCGTACATGTTCAGCGACTGGCTGACCACCCGGCCCAGCGCACTGCTCGGCCCGATGGACCCGTTGCCCGTCTTCTGGAGGATCTGCATAAGCAGTTCATTCTGTCTCCGCAGGAGAGCGTTCTGTTCGCTGTTCGCGTCCGAAACGCCCCGCTTGATGCCCTCGATAATCTGCATCTGGTTCGCAACGGTGGTCTTCCCGTCCATGGTTCCGACCATCTCCGGCCCGGCCTCGTTCGCGATGAAGAGCTGTCCGTCAGAGATGTCGAATCCACCGCTTGCGAGAGTTGGAATGCGCCAAAGTGAGACGGATTTTCCTCCAAACAGAACGATTTCTTTTCCAAAGATAGTCTGTAAATATCCCGGCGGGACAGGGAAAGAAACCTTTGGGATTGTGAAATTGCCGAGGCTGTTCAATCCCTGGATAATCGCGTTGACCGCGTTCTTACATGTAGTTTTCAATCCGTCCCACGCATCCGCAATCGGGCCTGTTATATTGTTTATAAACCACGTTTTCACGTTTTTCCAGGCGTTTTGCAGAGTTATGATAACGCCGCTCTTGGAAAGAGGATTTATAAACGCATCCATGGCGGTCTTAAAAGAACCACCAATTTTCCCGGCAATATTTTCTGTAAACCATGTCTTTACAAGACCCCATGTGCTTTTAATCTTTCCAATAGGGGATCCTTTATCGCTTGCCCACCATGATTTGAGGTTTTCGGTTGCGCTCCCAACGCCCTTTTTAATTTTCGTCCAAACGTTATCAACAAGGGTCTTTTTTACGCCTTTCCATGCGGACTTTATATTCCCACCAATACCGCTGTTCCACCATTCTTTAACGCTTGTCCAGGCATCTTTTGCGGATTGTGCAAGGGGTGACCACAGGTTCGTCAAAAGTGTGTCCTTAACACTGCTCCACGCTCCGGAAATCTTCCCGCCGCAGTCTTCTTCCCACCATTTTTTCACGCTCTCCCAGGCTCCGCTGATGCTTTTCCCTGCGTCATCAAAGTTCGTGGCTACAGCAGACTTCAACGCGTTCCACTTGTCAACGATTTTAATTTTAGACGAATCCCACCACTTTCCGACTTCCGTCCATGCGTCAGATGCCACTGTTTTCGTGTTAGTCCAGACGGTGGAGAGGGTATCCTTCAGGGTTGTCCACTTGTCAATGACCTTAACCTTCGTTTCATTCCACCAGTTCGTAACATCTTCCCACGCATCGCTTGCGCTTTTTTGGATGTTCGTGAAATGGGTTGAAATTGCGGACTTCAGGGCATTCCACTTATCAATAATTTTGATTTTGCTTTCCGTCCACCAGTCGCTGACAGTTGTCCAGGCGTTGGATGCGCTCGTCTTGATGTTGTCCCAGTGCGTGGTCAGGGCAGATTTCAGGGCAGTCCACTTCTCGACAATCTTGATCTTTTTCTCTGCCCACCAGTTGCTGACAATATCCCATGCTCCGCTGGAAGCGGTTTTGATGTTCTCCCAGTGTGTAGACAGGGTATTCTTCAGATTCTCCCACTTGTTGGAAATTACAATCTTGCTTTCATTCCACCAGTCGGACACGGAGTTCCATGCGTTTGAGGCTTTGGTTTTTACATTGTCCCACACACCGGCAACCGTGGATTTAATCTGCTCCCACTTAGAAGAAACGACAATCTTGGTATCATCCCACCAGTTTTTCACCTTGTCCCAGGCGTTCGAAGCAGCCGTCTTCACGGTGTTCCACGCGGGGGCAAGGGTATCGGTCAGGGCTTTCCATTTGTCCTGAATCCACCCGCCGATTCCATCCTGCCACCACTTTGAAACAGCGTCCCACGCCTTGCCCACGCTGGTCTTGATATCTCCCCACTTCTCCGTCAGCCACACAGCGACAGCTCCGAAGGTGGATACAACCTTGTTCTTGACTTCATCCCAGTTCAGAGCAAGGGCAGAAGCCAGCGATACACCGCCAGCCGCCATCATGCCAAGGCCAAGCGGAATATTTGCACCGCTGAACGCCAGCACAGCACCGAGAGCCAGCAGAGAACCGCCAAGAAACGTGGTCAGTTTGGTTGCCTTGTCCTTGATGTCCTTGTCCAGATTCCACGAGAGCGCAACAGGGGCCGCAAGACCCATCGCTCCGGCAATCATCATGCCAATACCCAGAGGGATATTCGCGCCGGTAAAGGCGAACAGAGCACCAACACCAAGCAAGGCCCCTCCGACAACCGATCCAAGGGCAGTAATCTTTCCCTTGATGTCAGAGTCAAGGCTCCAGCTCAGAGCGATGGAAGAAACCATCCCAGCCGCTCCAGCTGCCATCATGGCGATACCAAGCGGAAGACTGCCGCCGGAGAAAGCGAGGACAGCACCGATAGCCATCATTGCGCCGCCAACGGCCCCGGTGACGGTTGCGATCTTCTGCTTCACATCATCGCTCAGTTTCCAACTTAGGACAGCCGCCCCGACCAGATTGGCCGCTCCAAGTGCGATCATCGCGATACCAAGCCCCACGTTCGCTCCGGTGAAAGCAAGAACCGCGCCGACTGCCATCTCAGACGCTCCCATAGCGGCCATGATTCCGGCAATCGAGTTCTTCACGTTATCCGGCAGGGTCTTCCAGTCCACGGTCAGTGCGCTTGCAATGCTCGCCGCTCCAAGAACCATCAATCCAAGCCCCGGCCCGATATGCCCGGTGAAAGCCAGAATCATACCGACAGCCAGCAGACTTTCACCGATGACCACCTTCAGAGCCGCCAGCTCCTCGGTGATGCCGGAAGTCCAGTCAGCCAGGGGACTCTTTCCGGTGGAGGTTCCACCGCCGCCCTGCTGAATCACGTTCAGCTCATCAAACCCGGCCAGAACGTTCTTCGCGGAACTCTTCGTGGCATCCCCGGTTTTCGCGATGTCTTCTGCCGTCACGCCGAACATCTCGCTGGTCAGCCCCAGCATCTGGAGCAGATTGGAGATGACGGTGGTCAGATATTCCACCGCGGAAGCCACGACTGCCAGAATTGGCAGAAGAACCTTAATCGCCGGAGCAAAGGTCTTCACAATGTTCATCGTCATGCTGGAAATGGCAGACTTCGCCGCATCCACGTTCTTGGCGAATTCGCCGCCCATCTTCCTGCTGAAATTATAGGCGTTGCTCCACGCGTCCGTAATTCCCTTGATGAAGGATCTCACCACGGTCCGAATCACCATGGTCCTCCAGATCCGCTGAATCTGGCTCGCCAGTCCGCTGACCTTCGGCTGAGTTCTCTCTGCCGCCTCTCCGATCTTCTCCTCGGACTCAGCGACCTCCCTGGCCCCTTCCTTCACCGCCCCGGCAGAGGTTTTCACATTTTCAAAACCGACTTTGGTCTGTTCTGCACTCTGCTTTGCGGCAGCTCCGGCTTCCTTCATGGCAGGAGTTGCTGTTCTCGCTGCGTCACCGGCAGACTTGATGGATTTCCCCATGCTGTCGTATGCGCTGGCCGCTCCTTTCCCGGCGCGGACGGCAGTCGTAACAGCCTTGAGGTTTTCCCTCATGTTTTTCATGCTGCCGTCATCTGTCGGGATGTTCCCCATGCGCCGATTGTACTCAACCCCGCGTCTCCGGTTTTCTCTCGTCCAGTCCGGCCCGTGATAGTCTTCAAACGAGGTAAAGCCGGGCCGGTTCGGAGTGGTATAGGTTCCCTCTTTGTAGTTATCAGTATAGCTGGAACTGGTCAGTCCAGGGTTCGGCCCGTACATCCACGGGGCAAACATCCCTTTCTTTGCCGCATCAGCAAACTCTTTCTGAACAGCCCCTTCCGGCTTGGTAGTAAAGCCGGTAACGATGTCACCGCCTCGCAAGCCTCCGCGTCCCGATCCATTGCCGCCCCCGGCCCTGATCGAGCCGGAGACAGAAAACTTCATCTTTCCGTATTTCGAAAGCCTCTCCAGCTCCTTGTTCAGATCCACAAGGTCGCTGTAGGGTTTAATAATTGCGTCCGAAAGCTTGGAAAGGGAGCTGATCAGACGATCAACCCCTTTGCTCGCTTTCTCGGCATCTGCCGTTATAGTCAGTTCAAGCGTCTCAAGGGTTGCCATCTGACCAACTCCCTTTATTTTTTATTCTTGAATGCCTTCTTCAGCCTGGTCAGGTACTGAATCAGTTTTCTTCTCTCTTCCCGCGCTTCCTGCTTCTTCTCCAGAGCAGTCTTCGGGAACAGGTCGTAAGGTTTCTTCGCGTAGTCGCGGCGTTTCCCGCCAAACGAGGTCGAGATCACCGCGCCCACAGCATCAAAGAAGTAGGCTCCCTGAATCCACATATCCTCGTTGTGAACCCTGCGCTTCAGCAGATAAGCCTCCCGATAGGCCGCTGCCATTCGCGGGTCCCCAAACCAGTACTGATCCCATGTCATCCCATAGGTGAGGTAGGTAGGGCAGTACTGGTCGAATATCTCCCCGTAAGTCAGCTTCTCTGACGGTGTCTCGTCCGGGTCTTCTTCCCCGGTTACAGCTCCACCGTCACGCTCACGTTTTTTTCGTCACCGTCATCGCTGGTCAGCGTGTTGAAGGGAACAGCCCACAGCTCTCCCAGCCTCCGGCCCAGAGCCTCGCTCATGCCGCCCATCCGGTCCAGCATCTTCTCAGCCTGATTCAGACTGAAGGACGGATGATGCATCCGGAAAGCGTACCAGAAGAACTCAGGAACCTTGCTCATCGGGAAACGGTCCACATCTTCCAGCACGAAGCCGCGGGCTTCCGCGAATTTAATCGTCTCCCGGTTGAATTCCAGGGTATAATCCTTGTCGTTTTCCACATCGTGGATAGTGACCGGCTTTACGATCTCTTTTTCCTTGTTCGCCATATTTTTCTCCTCCCGTATAGGTTAAAATATATATGTTAAGCCGGGTAATCCCGTGATACGGGCGCGGGAAACGGCTCTACCGCTGTCCCCGGTCTTAACAACTAAAGTGGTAAGCCTCCGTTCCCGTCAGGTGGTGGAGGCAGTGGCCCAGCCGGTAATCTGGTTGGGGATGATGTGCAGGGTGGTTTCCATGACGGCATCCACGCCGATCTCAGGCAGACCCTGCTTCACCGGGATTCCGGCGAAATAGAAGCTGTCGAAGTTCGGGATGGCCACCTCGAACCAGACGCTCTTCCCGGCCTCGCGGGCGGTTTCGTAGGCAGACACAACACTCTCCCACGCAGTCTTCAGAGCCTCTGTCATGTTGCCGGTGACTGCGATGTCGTTGCCAGCATCGATGACACCGGGGATGAATCTGCGAACCTCGTCCTCCAGATCAGTCACATCCAGCTGGCTGGGGGCAAAATCCATGCCGGGGATGGACTTCATGCCCTTCAGCTGAGTGTACCCGGAAGTGGGCCTGGTCCCGGCAGACGCTTCCACGGCATAGTTCAGCTTTACGCCAATGGTATTGAATTCAAGAGCCATTCTTCATTACTCCTTTCCCTTTTCGGGCTTTTTGGGTTTTTCCGACTTTGCGGGGGCCTCCGGCTTTTGAAGCGCGGCCTTGCAGTTCCGGCAGACCACAGCTTCCTTGGCGTTTTCGGCCCGGCAGAAGGGACATTTCTTCATGCGTACGCCCTCCGATAGAATTGATACCGGATATTTCCATCTCCGAGGTCTTCTTCCCGGACGATCACCTCGTACCGGGCATACAGTCGGAAGATGGTCCGGTCCTGATTCGGCAGCTGGCGCATCACGGTCCGGTAGAACTTCAGGCTCTTCATCGCCTGATCGCATACCTTCGCGATGGCTTTCGCCTCGCTTTTCGCCGTATCGCGCCGGTCCGAATAAACATTAACCTCATAGTATAGGCGGGTATAGTTCTCGCTATTCTCGTCCGTGTTCATCCGCTGGACAGGAACATTGTTTGTTTCTGCCACCGTCACGGCAGGGAAGACCGCGCTGGTTTCTACAAATCCGCTGTCAATCCGGGCCTTCGGGAAGGCGGCGTGAACAGCGTTGTAGACGGTATCAAATACCTTGCTTTCGATATCGATCATCTGAACACGCTCCTCGCCTCATCCACCAGATTGTTTTCAATGTAGTCCCGCGCATCCATGATTCCGTGCCGGGGTTCCACGCGGGCCATCTGCTTCCCGCCGAAGTACCACCAGCCGGGTTCTATTTCCCCAGGAGCCACGCTCCCGGCTTCAGCGTATTGCCACGCTTCGCCGCCATACGCCCTGGAATAGCTCCACCTCTCAATGGGTACGGGCGCGTTCTCTGCCATCGGGTGGTTCTCCATAGTGGAAAGACCGGCCCCGAACTCAGCGATGATGACGGCTGGGCCGGAGGCCTCAATCAGGCCCGTGTTCCCCGATGAAACAGAGTCCACGCTGGCCATGTTGCCAAAGGCGGCTCTGGCTTCCTCTGCGCCGTTTTCCGTCAGCCGGTCAACCAGCTGATGGGTGCGCTCTTCCACACCGTCCCGGTAGGCTTCCAAGGCCCGGATCGCGTTCTCGATGCTTCGCACATCCAGCCGCATCCGGATGGTCTTATTCGCCATTTACATCCACTTCCTTCAGGAAGAAGATCAGATGGTTCAGCGACTTCGCCCGCCGCACAATCTTGAAGTTGTGCGGGTGCTTCACCACTTCGCCGTCCACCTCTTCCTCCGGCAGGATCCCAAACCAGACCAGACTCTCCTCGTTCATCGGGCAGGTCAGATCGTCCGTCACGGCCCGGTGGGTATACCCGGTTGTGATGCCATACCGTTCCAGCTCGGCCATACCCTGGCTACCCAGATTGTTCGCGCCGCTGGAAATCGCCATGGACATTCGAACCTTTACAGGCTCCCCGTAGGTGATTTCCGGTTCTCCGGTGCGGAAGCCGTTCTCATCGACCGCCATGCCGACATCCACCGGATTGGCATACCAGAGATCCTGCTTGTTTCTCGCAAGCACATGCATTCTACCCACCAACCTTTGCAAAAGGTGTCAGGCGGGACAGGATGTCATCATCGTCCACGCTTGCATAACTGCGGTTAATGCCGTTTTCCTCGTGAGACAGCTCGCCCTGGCCTCCTCTGCGGAGGAAATATCTCGCAGCCAGTTCACACTGAATCGTGTCATATCGTTCCGGCATGTCCTCCGCGCCCTTTTCGGAGTCGTAGGGGAAAAGCCGCTCAATCATTGCGCTACAGGCGAGATGAAGGTAGACAGCTACGACTTCGTCTGTAGCATCTGGATCGGACTCCACAAGAGTCTTTACCATCGTAATCTTCTCAGCGTCCGTCATAGCTGTCATCCCTTCTCACTTGCTCACTTTCCGTCTTCCGTCCGTCTTTTTCACCGGCTCGGCTTCCGGTTTCTTTTCGGGTTCCGGTTTCACCGGCTCTTTGGCTTTCTCAGCTTCCTGCTGTTTCAGCCAGGTGTGATGCATCAGCATTCCCATATCATGCTGCTCCTTCCTGATCAGGCCGTCAGCTTGATGGCTCCGGCGGCGTTGTACAGGTAGGTGGCATAATGCTGGGTGATGGTGTACACATTCACCCGGCGCAGGATGTCGCGGTCTACTTCGGCCAGCGCACCGCGCTTCAGCACCAGCCGCAGGACGTTGGGCTTCACGATGTAGCTGTTGCCGCTGGTCTTCAGCCGGTTGCTCACGATGATGTCGCACCCGAAGATCTGGCCCACGCTTCCGCGCACCAGCGCACCGGCGGCGAATTCAGAGGCGGGCGCCCAGTCCTTGGTGTTGCGGATCTTGGTGTACATGGCCGGAGGCACAAGCAGGGCTTTCTGCCCGTCAATGTCCTCGCCGAACAGCTCCAGCGCGTTGCTGATGTCCAGCACGGTGGATACGCTGCTCACGGTCATGCCGCTGGCGATGGAATTCAGGGTAGCTAGGAAATCGATGTCGACCTTGTCCGCAAGGGATTTCACCAGCTGGTCCCCGGCCTCGTCCTCCACATTTCCGTATCCGGCAATGATGGCGAGGTCAGAAATCTCCACGCCCTTGCCAGCTTCCTTCACCTTCACGGACACCGTAGAGGCGTTCATGCTGACGGTGGAAATGGCGCTGGCTTCGGTCAGGTCATCGGCGGCTCCGATGTAGCCCCAAGTGGGGAACTCGACCGTGTCACCGGGATTGCCAACCAGCGTGGTGTCCACGGTGGCCAGAGGAGCAAAAACGATATTGTCGATCAGCTTCTTGTCCACATAGTCGGCAAGGACCTGCGGATCAATCAGGTTCGCAAGAACAGTAGTTGCCATTGATATAACCCCTTTCTCACTTGAAATATTCTGAGTATAGGTCGGGGTGCTCGGCTTTCAGCTTCAGCATCTCCGACAGGCTCATGTTCTGGGCCTGTTCGCGGGTAATCACCTTGTCCGAAGACCCGCCCGGCAGTGTCGGGTTGTTCTTCAGGCTGGCTTCCCGCAGGGCCTTGTCATGGGCCACAATAAACTGCCGGATACCGTCCAGAACCTTGTCGTTCTCACCGGCGTTCATTGCCTCGGCCACCTTTCCGGCGGTTTCGGCATCCATTCCGATGTCGCTAGCGACCAGCGCACCGGAAATCTTTGCGATGTTCCGTTCCTTCCGCAGGTCTTCCAGTTCCTTCTGCAAGGCTGCGTTTGCTTCGTCCTGTTTAACCTGCGCCTGTTCTTCGGCACTCAGCTTTTCCTGATACTGCTTCTTCCACTTGGAGGCATCCGCGCTGGCGTTGGTCACGCTCTGCTTCAGCTTCTCCTTCTCGCTCTCCAGGGCCTTGATTCGGGCCTGAAGCGTTGCGACATCCACAGCATCATCCGGCTTCTGTTCCGTGTTAACAGTCTGTTCGGTATTCTTCAGTTCATTATCCATTTTGTCTGTCTCCTTCGCTTTGCAAAATTTGTACCCCGCCTTCTTTGGCGGTTTGCGATTGATTAACGAGGCTTCTCTGCCTCGTATGTAAAAAGCCGTTTGGCTTTAAACATTCTGCTCATGCACCGGGATCGGCTTGGCCGTGTCCATAATGTGCTGGAGCCAGTCCTTCAGAGTCTCCCGTTCCATGTACAGGGTTCCCTTCTTCACCGCGTTTGCGCGGCTGGCATCGGCTACCGTGGCCGTCAGCCTCGGGCTTGCTTTCACGTAGTAGTTCGCGTACCGTTTGAGATAAGCCGCGAACCAGTTCTCGGCCTTTCTCACCTTTTGCAGGTTTTCAGGCTTCTGCCACGTGAACTGCTGGCTGTCGTAGTAGCTGTCACACACCGTCTTCACAATGGCGGTAATGGCATCCTCCATCATCCCGCGCTTCAGGAATTCCTCCGTCAGGGCGATCCGCTGACGGATCAGGTGGTCGTAGGTGTCCAGGATGTAGTCCTCGCTGTTTTCCTTCCGCACCACGCTGTTGTCGTTCCACCGCCAGCAGTAAATCGGAGTCCGGATGGCCGCGATCCGTTCTGGCTTGCACAGCTTCAGGGCCATCATCGTGAAGAACACATCCTCATGCACCGTCAGCTTCGGATGAAACCGGATGCCGTTCTCGATGAGGTACTGCCTCCGGTGGGCCTTTCCATGGATGAACACGTAGTCCTGCTTCTCATGGGCTACCAGAACCAGCTTCCCGTCCGAATCCTTCGTCTCTTCCGTAAAGGCCGACCAGAGAGTGTCAAACCGGTCTTCGTTCATCGCGCAGAAGATCATGTACAGCGCGAAAACGGAGGAGAACAGATCATCGAAGTCGCAGAACATCACCCAGTCGGCAGTCGATGCGTCCAGCCCGGCGTTTCTGGCTCTGCTCACCCCGCCCTTCGGGATACTCATCTGCTCAATGCGGTAGGCGTACTGCCCAAGCTCCGCATCGCTCAGTTCGTGGCCCTTTCCGTCATTCACGATGCGGACCGTGATGTCCCGGAAATCCACCATCCGCTGCATGGCGATGGAGTTCAGCAGTGGAACTCCCACATGAAAGGGTTCCTGATAGTGCGTGACAATGATGTCCAGCGTCATGTGATACCTGCCTCCGTATCCCGATTGCCTTTGATCACGGGGGAAGGCGGCAAGGCACTCCGCTTTTCGGCTCGTCAGCCTATCCCCCATGTTTCACCGTACCACTGTCACCCAGCACCGGCAGTTCACGTTGTTCTCCGGGAGGGTGAACCCGCCTGGGAACATCGCCGAGTCCCCATCGTAGGTGTAGAAAGCGTCATCGATGCCGACCACAACCCCTTCCAGATAGTCGTGCGTGTCCCGGACGCGTCCATCGTTCATCGTGTGCCACTGCTTTTCGGTGGCCCCTCCGATCTTCGCGGCCTCCCACACCCCGGTGTTGTAGTCCCGGTGGGCCTCGGTATCGATGACCCGCAGCAGTCCTTCCAGATCCAGATCGTCAATCTGCTCCACGGTCCGCTCCCGGAAGGTCTTTCCGGCGATGACCGTTTCGACCGCCGCGGTGTCCATCCCGTCCACGAAGGGGACGATGCCCACGATCTCCTCCGCGTCCTTCCATCCGTAGGCGTAAACCAGACACAGCACGAATTCCAGATAGTCGCAGAATCCTTCGACCGTCTGCGCGTCCGGCTTCCGTTCCTTTGCGTCCCGGATGAACCGCCGTGCGTCTTCCCGCATCAGCTCCAGCTCATCCCACCGCATCAGTTCGTCCCGGTTCACCCGCGGTCACCGTCCCGGCTGGCATTTCTGCCTCCGTTCCCGCCGTCCGCGGCCCGTCTCCGGCTTCCGGCGGGTTCATGCCCGTCCGGGTCCTGCGTGGCGTTCTGGGCGGTTTCAGCGGCCTTTCTCGCCGCTTCCTCCTGTCGCTTCGTCTGCTCCTCAAACCACTGCATGCCCAGCAGATAAGCTTCCTCGGTGTCCACGAACAGCCCGCTGGCTTCGTAGGCGCACTTCGGATGCACCTTGTCGTTCTGGAGCATGGTGGTCAGGGTCTGCGACTTGCTCAGGATGTTCTCGTAGTTCCTCCGGGTGAACTTGACTTCCACATCCGATGGGTCGAAGCTCAGGTCCGACAGCCCTTCGCAGATGACGGAAACCACCCGGAGCATCTCCTGCTCCGGCTCCTGGAACATCGCCTCAAAGTCCTGCGCCCGCGTCTCCGCTCCCTGCCAGCCGTTCTTCAGAATGACGGCCCCGTTGTTGGAGCTGTCGCTGGTTCCGGCGGCAGTCTGGCTGGGAACGCCCACGATCTGGAGGACCGCCTGATACAGGTCATCCTTCAGCGTCTGGTTCTGGGACTGGTCGAGCTGCTCTGCGAGGACCTTGATGTCGGCTTTGGCATCGCCAACGGTCTTCAGCAGAATCATGCCCGCCGCCCGGATGGTGTCAGCAGTGGTTCCTTCCTCCACCTGGCAGTTGTACAGGACAAGCAGACTCTGCACGAACTGCTCCACGGCCTCCATTCTCGCGCAATCAAAGTCGTTCAGCGCGTCCAGCATGGACAGGACGATCTCAAAGCATCCCTGTCTCGCGCTGTTCGCCTGATACTCCACAATGGGAATCAGTCCGAACGCGTTGACCTGCTCCGTCACGCCGCCGCCCCCGTGCTGGACGGTGAAAACGGAGTCCGGCGTATACACCGTAAAGGTGATGTTCGCATACTCATCCGTCACGTAATTCACCGCGGCGAGGGGCCGGTTGGTGTAGTCGTTCGCCCGGATCACGAAGGTGTTCCGGGGGTCGAGGGTGTACAGCCGGAAGGGGCTTTTGATGCGGGGATCGGTGTTCTGGGTCACGTACCGGTAGCCCAGCCCGCTGATCATCTCCCATTCCACCAGCTTCTTGTCCTCGGTGTGCTTCGATGCCACCCGCATGGCATCGTTCAGCCGTCCCACCAGGCCGGAGATCTGATTCCCGCCGACAGAAGAAACGTACTGGACGGGTTTTCCAACCAGATATCCAACCTTGAAGCTGACGATTTCATTCGCCCGGTTCTCCACGATGTGCTGGGTCAGCTCGTTCCGGATTTCCCGGACGCGGTACAGCGAGGGCTGGTTGCCCTTGTAGTACTCCCACAGGTATTCAATCTCGCCCCGGTTCACCAGATGCGTGACAAACGCCTGTTCCACTTCCTGCGACACATTTTCCCGTGTGATGGCTTTCGCGGAGGTGCGGATCACCCGCCGCCCGAACAGCGCACGGCTCTGCTGGTTCAATCTGGTGGAATTTTCTTCCAAAGCCGCCAATCCAGTCACCTCCCATAAAAAAATCGCGCATGCACAAAGCAGTCAGCTTCGCGAATGCGCGTTCAAATCGATGGTGCGGGGCAACAGGCGAAAGGCAGGAAAACCTGCGCCCCGCGTAACGAGGGTTTCCAAAGGGGATTCAACTGTTTACATACCACAAAAGTGGTAATCTGTAAATATTTGCCAGATTTTTTCCCGCCCAGTCCATCATCTCAAAGCTGGAAAACAGACCAAAGTCTATTTTCAGGGCGTTTTAGATGCTCATTTTGCGAAAAAATCTCAAAATAGCAGTCTAAAACATTAAAAACCGTTCATCACACCGGTTTTCCCGGATTATTGATTAAAAACGAAGATCAGAACATTCTCCGTACAATCTGAATCCGGTTCCCGGCGAACCCCTGAATATACTGACTCAGCTGGGCAAAGGCATCCGGCACATCATCGTGCTTGTTCTTGCCCTCCAGGCTGTAGGAGCAGAGCATCTGGAGCATCTTCCGATACTCCCGCCACTGATCGCCATGCAGAACAGAGTCATCCTTGAAGATACAGTGTTCCATCACCCACGGGGCCTCCACAAGGATCTTGGTTTCTTTGTTCGTCTGCGTCCACTTGGTTTCAATCTTCGTCCGGCAGTTCCGCTCCTTCACCGCCGCCTGGACATCTGCCGCCAGTTTTCCACCGGCCACATTCGACTCAAACCGGATCATGTGCGGGTTCCATTCGCAGATTTTGTTTACCAGATTGGTTTCCACCACATTCGGGGCGTAATTCTCGCACAGGCAGTCCTCCACATAGAATTTCTGCCCGTACTGAAAGACGATTGGCAGGACACAGTAGTCCGACCCGGTGGTCTTCGTGTCGCACACCCCGATGATGGCATCCGGCTCTCCCTCAGGCAGTTCGAAGTACCGCTGGAGCTGTCCAGGAGGGTAGAGCTGCCCCTCTCTTTCAATCGGCTCATTCATGTACAGGGCTTTCCAGCTCGGCTGGTCCATGATTTCCCGCTGTTCCCGGTAAAACTCAGTCGAAAACCCGACCCCGTACGGGTAATCAAAGTTGCTTTCATCGTTTTCATCCAGAGCGGGGCAGGTGATGAACTCTGCTTCCGGACTTTCTCCGTAGGCTTCCTCCAGCCGCCCAATGACATCATGGACAGACCATCTGGTGGCGATATGCAGTTCAGCACAGTTCCCGATCTTCCGCTGTCGATAGTCGGTGTAGTACTGCTGCCAGATCTTGTCGAGCCGGTCCCGGTTCAGGGCAGTCTCAATCCCATCGATCAGGTCATCGCAGTACAGCAGGTTCCCGGCCCGGATCTTACCGGCGTTTCCGCTCCCGATGGACGAGAACTCAAAGGTCGAGAACCTCTTCCGGTTCCCAAGGTCGAGCATCAGGTCCTTTGCGTTGGTTCCGGCCAGCCGTACATCCGGGAATACATCCTTCCAGAGGTATTCCGACCGCTTGCCAACAATCCGGCTGATTTCATCGTACAGTCCCCGCAGAAAGCTGTTGCTGTGGCTTCCGCAGATGTTGGGCAGTTCCGAATGCTTCCCGCCCGTCCACGCGAGGAAGAACTCAGCCAGCGTGGTCTTACCAACTCCTGGCGGCATGCTGATGCAAAGCAGGTTGATTTTCCGCTCCTCCAGCCTCTGCAAGGCCCTCGCCAGCGGAAGCAGCTGTTTCCTTCTGGGCAGATAGAACCGCTTGTCCGGTTCCCGGTCCCACTCAATATACCGGCAGAAGCAGTCGAAATCCCATGGAGCCTCAAAGCAGAGAAGCTGTTTGCACAACAGCCACGCCATTTCGCCCCCGTGCTCTTCCGCATGCCGCCTCGCGATAATCTGCAAATCCCTAGAGTACTCGTGCGCCATCCGGAAGTTCTCCGGGTCATACACCTTGACCATCGGCGCGTTCATCGTCTTGGGCAGTACAAAGCTCCCATTCCGCTTCTCCAAGTCCTTGATGATTTCGAAACAGGCAGTCAAAGCCTCCGGATCCCCGTTCTCGCCCTTCTTCATAAGCCGGGGGATCAGCACATGATATTCCTGATCAGTCATTCCATCCTCCGTCAAGCAGTTCCAGCCGCGGACACCCGGCGCATACTGCCAGCTCTCCTGCCGTTTCCGGTGTACACATATCCACCCTGTTCATCCGGCAGTCATAACATTCATCCCATATGTCGGACGGTTCCGAAAAGGGCAGATCATCACCTGTATGGCCCTCTGCTGGCCCACAGTCCGCATCCGCTGTCCTTTTCTCCAACCCGTTGCAGATTCCGCTCGCACTTCTCATGACAGCAGATACATGACCTCCTGTCCTCCCACCAGCACGTTCCACAGCATCTTTCCTCCGTCCCGTCCTCTTCGATCTCATGCAGTCCAACCGTTTCAGCAGAACCCTTCCCAGAGCAGTTATTCGCCATATGCATATCGCCCTTTTTTATCTTACCACACCGCCCAAGCCTTGACCCGCCATGAACCACACTGACCCATTCTGACCCATAACGGGGGAGAAGCAGATGATGCATATATACCCCGATGAAGCAGATGATGCCCTATGCGCTGCCCCAGAACCGTATACAGCGCATACCTCGATGAAACAGATGATTCCGAAGGAAAGGCAGATGACTGTGAAAAAGGGGCTTTTTGTGCTTGGCGGGTATTTGGGGGACTAACCCGGCCCTGGAGCCGCTCCGAATCACCCCGCCGGGCCTCTTTTCCGGGCAAAAACCGGGCAGGGGCGGGGGCTTTTCCTCCGCTTTTCCTCCGGAATTGGGCATGAAAACGTGATACATTGTCTTGAATGGTCTAATGATCATCCCATATTATACATAATTCCCATTTTCAACTATTCGTGAAACTACTGTTTTGCGAATAGTTGACTATCCTGCCCCCTATACTTGCGGAAGGGGATACCAAAAAAGACAAGTACAGCATAGTATACCAGGGGAAAATAAAACGTGTTTCACTTTTTGCAATGTCAATATAATCTATCGGGTTACTAGACAAATAGCTTGCTGCCTACACACTACCAGCACACTATAATCACAAACTGATACAATACAATCCTGTTTCCATCTGTACAGATAGACTATGCTATGATAGGTAGCTAATAGGCAAGGCTATAATGATCAAAAAAGGATCCCCTATATAATAATATATAATATATAATAATACAGATATACAGATATACAGCTATACAGATAGACAGGGAAAGAAGGGAAAAAGGATATAAGAAAACCCCCCCCTGCTTTACTAGCAAGGGGGATTGTATTGTTATTCTTTTCATAACATATCATTCCATAGTCTAGCATATTCGGCAGCTGTCAATCCTTCCGGAAAATTGATACGTTCCGCGGCGAATTCTGAAAGAATGATTGCAGCCTCCGGAACGGTAATAGGCCCGCGGTATTCTGTACTTGCTAGCAGGATTCCTGCAACAAAAGCCTTTTTTTCGGTATCCATGATCATTTCCCCCTTCTTAAAATTCAGTAAAGGCGCGCCCATGGTTCAATCTTGAATCAGGCAGCAAAAATGGTTCAATCTTCCTGACCTTTACAAGCTTGTAAAAATACTTTTTTCCACCTGGTATAATATCGTAGTCTGTATTATCAATCATTGCTGCCTTGCGTTTCTTCACATCCGAAAAAGTAACATTTTTCACACTTGAAAGGACCGCGGTCCCCCTTGCTACTGGTGGACCTTTTCCAGTTTCTACAAGAAAAATCTGTTTTCCGATCAAAGAAGAAAGCATGTCCTTTGTCCTGGTTTCATAGGTCTTCTTTCCCTGCAAGATCCAGGAAACAAATGGAAAACGCGCACAATTAATATACACACCAAACACCAGCAGCCCCCCTTTACTGATTCTTTACCAGCTCGCAAAACTTGCCAAAAGACGGATCTTTTTCCGGCTTGTATCCGGTCCCATGCTCCAGGAAAAGCACATAATCATAAGCAGCGCACACGTTGCAATTTTCACAATACTGCCCCTTGTCAATGCCACACTTGCAAATATAGACTTTCTTTCCCATCTCGCGCAAGCCATAATAAAGAGTCATAATATAATCACAATGGCCGTAATTCTTTCCCATGCCCGGAACGATCGACTTAACAACGTTTGCATTCTTCACATCGTCAAACAACGTTTCAAACCGCTTTACCTTTGTGTAGGTCCAAAACCGGATATTAGGGAACCTTGTAACGATGTCATGCCACATGGCAGCGTATTCTTCCGGGTTTTTGGTGTTAAAATCACCGGCAGCATGTATCCGGCATTCCCCTTTACCTATCCATTCCAGTTGTGCGGTAATGGCGCGCCGCACAAAGTCCAGGTACAGATTTACAAGCGTCGTGTTGATGATCATAGACCGGCGCGCGCTCGCTTGCCTATAATGGCCTGTCATCGCATAACATCCATCGCATACGCAGCAGCAGGTTCCGACAGCAACAATGTATTCTCCGGAGATAACCGCGCTGTATTCCGCCTTGCCCGGCAGCAGGGAAAAAGTATAGACTGTTTTACCTAGTTTGACGTTGCCCTGCTTAAGCAGCTCATTAATCCATCCCAATGGGGAAAGAATGTGTTTCCCATCAAACTGAATCCCCTGTTTTGCGTAACATTCCCGTTTTGTGAGCTTGCGCGCCGGCGCGGTTCCTTTCATAGTGACCATGTTTCAAAGCCCCCTTTTATAATTTACTGGTTAACCAGCGAATACATAATAACATACACTGGTTAAACAGTCAAGGGGGAAAATCAAATATTTTCAATCTTTTTCGCGGTTTTTGATCAAAGATTTTTTGCAGCTGTTTTCCCTGGTGTATCCGATCCGGCGGGCGATCCGATGAACAGGGGGCAGGGGGAAGGGGAAGAAGAAAGCAGGGGGGGGCACAAAAAAGAAGGGGGCAAGGCCCCCCGCTTTTATTCGTCTAGCAAGTCACTATACTTTTGCTTGTATTCTTCCGCGGTCATAGTCCCCGTGTCATTATCCTGCAATGCCTGGATCTGTTCTGTATCGTTCCTCAGGCCGTCATAGTTGCGCTGCCAGAAAATCCCTATCACTGGATTTATTTTTTGGTCCGCGATCAGGCCCTCACGAATCATCGAACACGTTCTCAGGACCGTCTGCGCGAAAGCTTTGCGATCCGGGCGATTGTCATTCTTCGCCCACGCGGACAGCTCCGAATAATTCATTCCCATTGCCGCGGCAACGCCCACATTGCCCGCCTTGAATCCATCCTCTGCGCATAGTTTGAGGTACGCAATAAAGCAGTCGCGCAACGAGTTGATATCAGACTTATCCGCATGCTGTGCGATCTCTGTTATCCGCATCACATGCTCAATCGACCGGGCGTTATATGCCATCTCTTCTGGTGTTTTCGCGACCACCTGTAGCTTTGCCGCGCCCCCCTTTGACCGGGCGATCAACGCGGCCTCGCTCATAGTGTACCCTTTATTCTTACGTTTTCGCTCACCCGTACCCGATTTTGATTTTTTCGCATCCGTACCTGATTTTCGGACACCCGTACCCGATCTCGTACCCGTACCCGATCTGGCAGACGAGGCCGCACCCGTACCCGATCTCGCTTTTCGAGTCTCCGTACCCGATCTAGACGGCGCACCTGATTCCAAGGCCGCACATGAATCTAAAACCGCACCCGAATCAGTACCGGAAGTCTCAACCGCACCCTTCCCACGCAAGGATTCGCACCTCTTTTCAAAAATTTTTTCAAAACCCGTTGACATTGTGGCCACAATGTAATAAAATGCCATCAGAACAGGGGTTAACCCAAACGAAAGGAGATTCGACCATGAAGAAGTATCAGGTAATCGGAGGGCAGTACGAGCCGCATTTGTACGGCGAGAGCGACAGCCTCCGCGGAGCGAAAATCATAGCTGGCAAGCACAAGGAGTATTGGGATAACTGGCAGGGCTGGCACACCCCGTCTGTGTACCTTGCCGAGGATTGCAAGGTGATCGAGGCCCACGGCATGATCACCGTACCCGATGGCATTGAAACAACCGTACCTGTTTCCGGCGCGCAGCCGGTGTGATGGAAGGAGGCAGTATCATGAGGATCCAGTTTGAAGCAGGAACATCCCGCCACGGTGACCATGGCGTGAACCTTCTTACCAGCACCCATTCCGCACCCGTCCTGTTGTACGCTGAAGTCCCCGTACCCGATGGAGCATCCGAGGATTACGGATATTTCGCACTCAAGGCCGAAATCATCCGTCAGGCAGTCGCATCCGGCATTAATCCTGATGAGCTTTCTTTCTGGTACGATGGCCAAGAAGCCGCCTTGGAAGATGATGCCAAGGCAGATTGCGAGGCAGTCGGACCGTGAACGGAGATTTTAACCAGCGCGAGTACATCAGGCGATACCAGCGGGAAAGCAGGATTGAAAAAAAGGTCACTTTCAACCGCAACAGCACCGAAGACATGGCCCTTCTCGACTGGCTCATCACCCGCCCGGAGGGGATCGTCAAGTACATCAAGTCGCTCATACGCACCGATATGAAAAGGCAGGAGGCAGACAACCGTGGCATTTGATAAACAGGCATATGATTCTCAGTACGTTAAGCAGTTCAAGCGGCAGTTCATGCTAAAAGTCAGTAGGATCTACGATGCTGATATCGTAGAATGGCTTGAAGCAAAGGATAATCTCCAGACCTACCTGAAGGACCTCATCCGGAAGGACATCGCAGCCCATTCCACACCCGAATCCACCACCGAACCCGTTTGACAATCGCCTAACACATCACCGAATACCCCTCATTCGCTCCAGAATGCGTTCTAAGCCCTCTCCACTATCTCAGATGAGTAAATGGAGGGGGCATTTTTAAAACGCGTCCTAGGCCCCTTCTAGGCCGTTTAAACGCTAATGTACAATCCGGTACCAGATTATACAAGCCCACGCCTCCTGGCGATCATGCTGGCCACCTTGGTCAGGAGCATCCACACGGGCCGCTCATCAGCACCGGTTTCCCGGCAGTACCTCTCGACAGCGAGGGGTAAATTGTGATGCGCCTTGTAGATGGTCACGATCCGCTCACGGTCCGCATCCGGCAGTTTGTACATCACACTCTGGACGGCGCACCAGTTTTCGATGTCGGCCCGCCGCTTGCCACCAGTCCGGAGCGAGTCCGGGCATGTGATATAAAACCGAATCATGTGGTTAACGTACTCTGTGTAATAGCATTTTGTTCTGAGGGCAGTCTGTTCGCCCTTCACCTCGCTCATTTCCGCTCAATCCTCCTCGATGCGGTCTATTGCAGTCGTGTCCACGTTGAGATGCACCCCGATCAGCTGATACACCTCCTCGATCTCGTCCTCCGCGTCAAACATGACGGCAAACCGATGATCAACGTTCCGGAGGAATGTAACGATGTCATCTTTCGGGTTCCCGGCCTCAAACAGTTCCTTGGCGCAAGCTGCATACATTTTCCTGAAAAACCCTTTCGAGGCTTGCAGATACCCTTTCTCGTACCCGTCATTGTAAGCCCTGTCCAGATCTTTCGGTGTGATTCCGTTCCGCTGGAGGCTCAGAATCTGATCGTACCGGCCCTCTTCCTGCCATTTTCGTATCTGCTCACGTTCCTGCCGCCGCCGCACCTGTCTGTTAACCGCACCCATAAATATCATACACCACCTTTCAAAATGGGACATCAATATCGTCCACAACAGTCATCCCGCCGTTTTCCCAGCCATAATGCCGGTCAAGACTCCTCGCACCGAAAACCCGTTTGGTCTTTCCGGAGTAGTTAAGCGGGATCCCATCCTTGCCCAGCTTCAGGATGCCAACCAGACGCGACTTCCCGATCTGAAGCAGAGAGTCGAAATCATCCGTATCTTTCGCCCTGGAGTAATTCAGCACCAAATCCACACGGTCCGTGATGTTGGATGAACCAGACACGACATCGTTGTCAAAGTCAGCACCCTTCTCATCCTTTCCGGCTTTCCGGGGATGCGCCACCAGGATGATCGCCACATCGTACCGGATCGCGATGTCCTTGAGCTTCTTCACAAAGTTGCTCTGAGCGAGATACAGGTTGTTCTGGTCCTCCACGACATCCATGGCAGTCATCAGATTGTCGATGCACACCAGCTTGACATCCCTCTGCGTCACAACCTTGGTGACAGTGTCAATCAAACCCTCCGTCTCTTCTCCCTCAATCACCTTGTTGTCGTACACAAATGCCCGACCCCTGTACCACTCGCTGATCCGCTTGTCCGTCTCCTCATCCAGATAGTACTCATCGCCTCCGAACCCGTCATCCCGCACCCGCATATTGGCGTTTCCTGCCAACTGAGCATTGAGCCAGCCCTTGAAGTGAAAATCAGGCAGTTCCCCGGAATAGACGAACACTCCGATATCCTGATCTAAGGCCTCTGCAACCAGCTGACTCATGAAGGTGCTCTTGCCGTCACCGCGTTTCCCGGTCAGCAGACAAACCTGCCCATAGCAGATACCGCCCTTGAGGGCCTTGTCCAAATCCCAGATGTTTGTCTTGACCTTGGGCAGCTGTGTGATGTCCACATACTGCACATCAGCAAGCTCCTTGACATGCCCAATCTCCTGCTCCCTGGCATTCAGCACACACCGTCTGACGGCCTCCGCACCGAAATTCCGGAGAATATCGTTCGCGTCCTTCTCACCCAGATAATCCTCCATCTGCACCGCCTTGATCCGGCAGGGGATGCGCTGAACGATGGTGTCGAGCAGAGTCATGTGCCCATGCTCCATATCGCCAAACACAATCACCGTCTCAAACTTCTTCACCCATTCAAGGCAGTTCGGAATCCAGGTGAAGGCAGAACATCCATTCGGCACGGAGCAGAACGCATTCGGCGCACCCTCCTGCCCGTTGAAAGCCTCCGCAACAGACAGAGAATCGATCTGCCCCTCCGTGATGACCAGCGTATCGAAACCAGTACACACCTTCATCCCGAAGAGAATCGGCTTGCCACCCGTCTGTGACCATTCCTTCGCCTTGTCCCGGCCCTTGCGGTAATCCATCTTCCTGAACTTGGCGTGAACCAGTTTGCCGTACTCATCGAAGAAAGGGAACCATAGCTGATTGGGCCTGTCCTCAAAAGCAGTAACCTCGTACCGCTCTGCGATCTCTCTGCTGATGCCCCGCCCCTCCAGATAGGCGTAAGCAGATTCCCGTGGGATGATCCGGCCCCTCGGCTGCGGCATCTCAACGTACCGCTTTTCCGTCTCAAGCCCAATCTTGTACCCCATGTCCCGGCAAAGCTCCACGAAATGCCCGTGGTATCCACATGAGGCCCTTAAACACCCGAACGCGCCCGTCCTCCAGTTCACGCTGAACTTCCACTCGTCATCCTTGGGGGCAGTATCACCGCACCGTGGGCATCTTCTGAAGAAGATGTTGCTGCCCTTCTTCTTCGTGTCTGCATGGATATAGCTGATCAACCCATTGAGGTCATCCATGCTCATCACATACTTCATAAAGCAGTCAACTCCGTCCTACTGATTTCGCCAGTCCCAATAGTCCTGGTAGCTGTCAAACCGATCCCGGTACATTTCCGGGATGTCATCCACCGTCCCCTGATCCCGTTCGGCTGGCAGTCCGTTAATCATCCCCGAAGGGGATTCCTCGCGCGCGCGCGCGCATTCTTTTCTTTCTTTTCTTTTATTATCTTTCTTTGATTGTTGTCTTTTGATTTGCAAATGATTGCTAAATGATTTGCAAGTGTTTGTCAAATGATTGTTCGGTGTCTGGTATTCATCGTAGTTAACGATAGTAATTACAAGGTATTTGGAGTATCGAGTGATTGTCAACTCGCCTGACGAAACCATGTTCACTAAAGTTCGTCTTGCTTGTGCGTATGATGTACCGGTCTTTTTCGCGAGGTTGCCGATACTGGTGGCTACCTGCCCCCTGTGGATCGTCACATTTTGAAAGTCATGGTCCTGGTAATTCGCCATCAGGAGCAGGGTGATGAAGGTCCATGCGGTGACGGGATGACTGGCCCATCTCCATTCAAGGATCTTCCTGTCGATTTTGATGAATCCCTTGCTGTCCGACATCGTCCCACTCCTTTGACTGCAATTGCTCCATGCATCCACAGCAGATGTGATTGCACCAGATTTTCCCGTTTCTTCCTAGCCCCATGACAAAGTGCAGGAACTTGTCGCGCTTCCCGCACACAGGGCATGTGCCGTATTTGATATCGTCCATCAGAGTCTCCTTTCTACTGTTCTATCTGTTTTGTCTGGTCGATGAAGGGTAGGGGATTTCTGATATCATAGTGCTCAGAAGCTCCCTTTGGATACTCTCTGATTACCTTGTATTTAAGCGACTTTCGCATCTTCTTCACCTCTCGCCGATCTCCGACCAGATAAACGTACCGGTGTTTTGCTGTTCGAAGCTGTCTTCTGGTTTCACCTTTTGCATAATGGCGGGAATGACCGCCCTCTGAGAATTTGTCCGTCCGGGGCTTTGTAAGACCCGTATAGAGCCAGTTTGTGGCCTGGTAGACATATCCTACATGATGCCACCCCCCCCAGTCTGCATACGATACTACATAGGTTTCATGTGGCAACATCTTTAGACTGTTTGCAACCAGAAAGCTCGCATAATTGCCACCGTTGTACTCCGGATACAAAACCAGTCTGTTCAGCTCTAGCACATGTTTTCTGTTCTCTTCTCCTGCGATTCCTTTGCACAGCCACGGAGAAGCTGGTTGCCCATATGTGACGATGCCGACAGGGTCAGGGTAGTCTCCATCAAACAGTCCATATGCGAATTGTACGCACGGCATCTTCCTTGCGTAATGAATTCCCAGAATGAACTGCTTTGTATCGCTATATGCTATGCGTTTCACGCTCAGTCTCGTTTTTAAAGAAACAGCTGTTTGCATTTGCGTCATCCCCTTTTCAAAAGTGCGCGGGCAGGGATTTGCACCCTGCATGAGCCGGATCCTGCTCTGGTTGTCGGGCATCGAACCCTTGGGAACAGTACCATTACGTTTTTATCCGTATCCCCGTCTCCTGGACCTCCCAGTGTCTACCTATTCCACCACCGCGCATCTGATATTATTCTGTCAGTTTGTTCAGATCGTCCGTATAGACGAACCTGTTCTTCATAAAATGTCCGAACCCAAGGACCTTGGTGAAAGGCCCGTCCGAGATGATCCGAACAGGGATATCCTTCAACTTGCTGAAGCAAAAACCGTTCTCGTCCTCCAGACACAGAAGCTCAACAATTGCCTTGATCATGATGCCAAGATTACCGGTATTCATCCTGTCGTGAGTCAGAGCACAGCATCCGGTCCAGATATTCAGGCTAACAGCGTTCCCGAAATGCCCAATGACGAGGATATCCGCATCGCGAATCATTTCGTTACTAAGCACATGTCCGTCTGCGAGGATGTCTTCTTCCTTTTTGAGAATATCGTTAAGCTTCATGATGAATCCTTTCTTTTTTAAATATAGCAATCAGAGAAGGGAAGGGGGCGTTGTATTTGCTCCCTCCGAACTTTACTCTGCCACGGATGAACCGGATTTCTGCTTTCCCGTAGATGTACTCGTGGAAAGCTGCCGTGTCTGTCCGGGCCGGGATAAGCAGTACAACCGTACCCCCCCCCACATAATGTTCGTAGCACTTCCGA